CATTGGCGCAGGCACCGGAGCCTTGTCTGCGGCTGTTCAGGGCGGCGACATTGGCAAGGGCGCGCTCATGGGCGGCATTTCCGGCGGCGTTGGCGGCGGCGTTACAACTGGGCTTTCTCAAGCTCTTAGCCCCGGCATGTCATCAATTGACCTGACAGGAGCCAACTATGCCCCCCCAGAAATTGCTGGAAGCCAAGCTCTAGGTGCAGGCGTTGCTAAGGGCGTTGGTAGCTTTGCGGGCGGCACGGCTGGCGCTCTGGCGGGCGGGCAACCCCTTAGTTCAGCGTTGAAATCTGGTTTGATTGGCGGCGTCGGCAGCGGTCTTGGTGCTGGACTTGGCACGGCGATGGACCTTGGCAGCACAGGGCAAAGCGTATTGGGCGGCGCTCTCAGCTATGGCCTTGGCAAAGCTCTACAACCTACTGGTCAGTCTCAACAGACCTACATTCCAACCCAAACGTCCAGTTTGGGCGGTGGCGGGGTTAGCGGCACGCAGACGCCTGGCGCTCAGACGACAGGCACATCCAGCGCCCTTGGTTCGGCTCTATTCGCCGCCCCTGGCATAGGTTATAGTCCCGGTGGGCCGGTTCTTGGCGGGTCCGGCGGTGAAGACAAGGCTCCCAAGAACGTTTGGAGTGAGTCGGATAAGTCCCTCAGAGATGTCGGAAGCACGGTGACGTAATGGCAAATAATCTCGCAAAAGTCCTGAAAACCGACATGCCCCGTCTTCCTCTGCGCAAGGCGGCTGAAGAGCTGCGCAAGAGGGGCCGTGGACGCGATACCATGCTGGCTCACATTACGCCTGAAGAAGCTAAGTTGCTGAAGGCTCGTGGCGGTCGCGGCACGCTCAACCCCGATACTGGTCTGCCCGAATTTGATTTCTGGGATAGCCTTTCGAGCTTCTTCAGCCCAGACACAAGTTCATACCAGCCAACTGTTCAGCAGCCTGAATTTGTTCAACAACCCGCGTTTGGACAAGATGCACCAAATGTTGATGCAAGTGCTCCTATTGAAACCGGCAGCACCATCACACAAGACGCTTCATTTCAAAGCCCGTATGGCGACATAACTTCAAACTTGGGTTCAAGCAGTTATGCGCCTGGATATGACCCTAATTTGGCCCAGTCCATGCAATCTTACATTCAAGCCAATTATCCGGCAGGAACAGACCCGACTGTTGCGGATGTAAACCGTTTTCTTGCATCAACAACAACCCCTACCTCTCAAGCTGTTGTTCCAGAATACAAGTTGACGCCCGAACAACAGGCTGAAGATAGACAGTACAGCACGCCGGAAGGCATCGACAAAGAAACAATGGATCGAATGGCTGCGGCTGACGCGCAAAAGACTGCGGCGGCAAAAGGCATTCAAACTCCGTTTGGCACGCTTGGAACCAAGGATTTGATTGCGGCTCTAGGGCTTGGCGGTCTTGGGTTGAGCTACATGAACGCTCAGAACCAGGGCAAGAAAGCCGCTCAACAGCTTCAGGGGGCTTACAATCAAGCCTCGGCTCAAGAGATGGCCCTTGCGCAGCCCTACATGCAACAGGGCGGCACACAGCTCGCGCAGGCTCTCACAGGCGCTCTTTCTCCCGCCCAGCAGCAACAGCTTGCGGCAGGACAAGCAGCGGCGGCGCAGAGTACGGCAGGGTCTGGAGGCGCTGCGGCAGCGCAGGCAGGGCGTTCAGTTGAAGACCTTCGTCAGAGGCTTCTTTCCAATCAACAGACGATGGCGTTGCAACTTCTTGGCGCTGGCACTCCGCTTGTTAACCAGGCCATCAGGGATCAGCTCGCCGGTACGACGACGGGCATCAACACGAACATGCAACTTTCGCAGCAAGCCGGTCAGGCAGCAACGGGTATGCTTGGAATGCTCGCAATGATGTACGGTCGCGGTTAAAGGTGAAACATGGCAGATACAGACACCGCGCAAGAAGGTAACAACGGCATCCTCAGAAGGGCGCTCGGCGGGCTTAACCTCGGCGGCGTTAGCGCAGAGGATTATGGTTCTCTCATTCAGGAAGAGTCCAAAGCGAAGGGCGATGTTGCAAAAGCCGAACAAGAACAGAAGCGCATTGGTGCACAAGGGAAAGCAACGGCTGAGAAGTCATTTGCGACCGGCCTGCGCCAGCAATACCAAAGGGCAGAGCCAACTCTTATGTCTGCGCCTCCCAAGTTCAACGTGACCAAGGACACGCAGGAAGGCTTGACGGGCCTTGCCGCGCTGATGACCGTTGGAAGTCTGATCATTGGCTCGAAGGGCGCGATGTCTGGCACCAATGCCATGAACGCCATGACGGGAGTTCTAAAAGGTTATCATGAAGGCAACAAAGAGCGCATCGACTTTGAGACCAAAAAATACGAGCAGTCCATCAAGGATTGGGAGCGTACCCTTCAACAGACAAAAGAGTCTTTGTCTCGCTATGAAAAGTTGGCCGCTACGGACCTGAGTGCTGCAACTGCTCAGGCGGCGGCTGATGCTGCGTCGAAGGGTCAAGATGTCATCGCCGCCAAGATCAGGCAGGAAGGCATCACCCAGACCAAAACGATGGTTGATAAACTTATCCAGCAGACTGCTACGTCCAGACTTATTTCTGTTCTTGATAAAGAAACGGGTCAACAGACCTACGCGACGGAAGCTCAAATACGTCAAAGCCCTGACAGGTATCAAGCTGCTCCAACGGGGCGCGCAACAACGCAGACTGGCGCAACGTCGGAAGCCGTTAGCACAAACGCTCAAGCAATCGCCAATTATTCTATTGCTCCTCCCGGCAGGAATAATCGGAACCGCGATCAGATTATGGCGCAAGTTATGGCTTTAAACCCCGAATATAAAGAAGGGGATTATGGGAACCAGAATATTGCTCTGAGAAATTGGACTAATCCGAACGGAGCTGGTTTCAAGCAAATCGGAGCATTCAGCACTGTTGCGGGCCACCTTGAGACGCTGAATAAACTTGCAACCGCTTTGGACAATGGCGATACGCCTACTATCAACGCGATGGTCAATTACATAAAAAGACAGACGGGAGACGCAACCGTCACCAACTATGACACGGCCAAGCAAGCAGTGGCTTCAGAACTTGTTAAAGCTGTTACAGGCGTTGCGGGCGCTCTTTCGGATCGTGAAGAAGCTTCCAACAATTTGCTCCGAAATGGGTCTCCTGAACAACAAGAAGAAGCCATCAAGACGTGGAAAGAACTTATTGCAAGCCGTCTTGAAACGTCTATGTACCAGTTTAAGTCTGGAACTGGCCGTTCTGAGGGAGATTTCTTGCAACTTCTTCCTCCCGCAACGAGGGAATATTTTGCCGGTTATGCCGGTGTGAGGCCAACCGCCCGTTCTGAAACGCCGCGCGCTCCAAGCGCTACAGGCGAGACAACAACGCCTGCGCAACCAGCATATCTAAATGGTAGAGAGATTGTTGTAAGGGGCAGAGGCTGGGTTTTCAAAGACACAGGCGAAGAGGCTAGATAATGGAAAACAATCTTCCGCCTCTTCCTGAAGGGGCTACTTTTGGCCTTCCTCCTGATATGCCGCCATTGCCTCCAGGAGCAACTTTTGACGGCCCGTCTTCCAAGCCAAAAAAAGAAACGCGGCAGCCAGACCCTGCGGCGATGGAAGCTGCGCGCATAAACCCATATACGGGCATCCCATACGACCCAAAAGACCGTGAAACTTACATGAAGGCGCAAGGAGACTTCCTGAAAGGGGTTCTCTCTGGCGGCGCTCAAAGTTTTACGGGCGCGGGCGAAATGGTTCGCGGACCCATTGGTGAAAAATCGGCTGAAGCAACCAGAAAGCTTCGCGAATTTGGACCCAGAGAAGCCCAACAATTTGGCGAGGCTCTTACGAGCGGATACGGCGGGCTCAAAGCTTTTCAAGGCATCACCAAACTTGGCGAATACATCCCAAAACTCCCCAGCATTGCTGGCGGGGTTCAGAGCATATTAGGCAACATCTTCAGCGGAGGACTTGTTGGCGGTGGCATAGGCTACACTAAGCCAACAGGCGAGGTTGAAGAAAAGAAACGCTTCAAAGAAAAGCAAAAGACCGCAGTCACCGAAGCTATTGCCGGTATGGCGATTGGCGGCGGCGTATCAACAGTGGGCGAACTGTACAATGCGTACAAGTATGTTCGCGGCGTCATAGATGCGTCCAAGGTTGGCGCTCAACAACTCGGTTCTGAACTTGGCGGACAAATTGCTGGCGCAAGGGCTGGGGCTAAAAAAGAAATAGCTGGTATCCAGCGCAGGTTGGATGCGATTGCTGACGCTCAAGCGCAAGTCGAAGGCAGGGACGCTATACTGGCGGCGCAGAGGGCTACAAACCAAGCCCTGACGCCTGAAGGCATTTCTAAAATTCAAAACCAAGTTGCGCTTGGCATTAAAAAACGTATGGAAGAAGCGCAGAAGCTTTTTGAAGAAGCCGGACACAGCAAGCAGGCGGCGGCAAATCTTGTTCTTGAACAAGAAGCTTTGATCTCGCAGCACAAAGCCAATATTGCGCAAACAGCCGAGGGAATTGTTAATCAATTCAAGGCTGGCGGGCTAACAGAAAATCAGTTTGCCACAATGGTGAGTGATGCGGCTCGCGCCATCCGTTCAAACCTCACCAGGATCAGAACTGAAGGCGCAAGGTGGGGCGAAGCGCTCAGAAGCGCTGGGGATGAAATTCGCGTCCCGACACAATCCACTTTGAACAAGATCGAAACTTACAGAAACAAGGTCAACAACCCTCAAACGGAGGGTGTCCTTGATCTGATAAAAAACAGACTGAAAACCGTTAAAGAAGGCGGCGAAGAAACCGTTCAGGGTCTGTCCGTTCAAAAAGCCGACAGTCTCAGAAAGTATCTGGATGAGATAATTGAGGCCAAGGCCGTCAAAGTGGAGAACGGGTCTCTTGCTCTTCCCAAGGAAACTCTTGCCATTGTAAGGGCGATACGAAAAGACCTCACCCTTAACGCGGTAAACGCTTGGGAACCTTACAAACAGGCGATGGTGAAGTTTGCGCAGTTATCAAAACCCCTTCGTCCGTTTGAACGCAAGGGGATGCTTGCCAATGTTGCCAAGGAACGGGCGGACCTTGAAGAGCAATTAATTACGGACGGAAGGATCGTTGCGGACGTTCTAAACCGTTCTCGCGGTGGAGAGTTTGGCATCGCCCAACTTATTGAGCGCGCTCCTGAAATGAAGAACGCTCTCCGCGCGTACTGGTCTCGATCCTTGGCTGAAGGAAAAGAGAAACTGACGGTTGGCGACTTTAGGAAGTTTCTCGACTCCAACGAAGACATCCTCAAGCGCGTTGGCCTGTACGATGATTTTGCCAAAGCCGGGAACCCGCTGGCTGTACTCAATCAATCGTTGAAAGAAGCTGAAGGCGTTCTTCCTGCTCTGAAAGAAACGGTGGCGGCGCGGGGTTCTGAAGCGGCGGCAGCGGCAGGGACAGTCAAAGAACAAGAGAGGCTTCTTGCCAAGGCGCGCGAGCGCGAGGCTGGGGCTCGTGACGTTACGCCTCGCACAGAGATCGAAGCAGAGGCCGAAAAAGCAGCAGCCGAAGCAAGGGTGAAATTGGGCAAACAGGCGGAAGCTCTTGAAAAAGGAAAGTCCAAGCCGGAAGCTCTGATCAATGATCTTGTTCAATTCAAGAACGAGTTGAACACGGCTGAAGCAAACCAGATACCCGCCGTTGGCCGGAAGATTGCAAACAAACTTTTGGACGAAGGCATCATCAACGAGGCCGGGCATTTGGAACTTTTGCAAAAGCTTCAAATTCTTGAGCAACAGGCCAAGACCTCAGACGAGGCCAGGAGATTGACCAATTACGCCGTCAAGGGAGCGATCGGTCTTGGCGCTGGAACGGCTGGCCTAAAGGGCATCCAGTGGGGCGTTGGCCGCATCTTCACCGGGGGACAGTAAATGAGCAAGAAGACCAGCGGCATCAATCATAAGAGGAGGTAGGGATGAGTTTTTTTACGCCCGCAATAAACATGATCAGAGATACAATGCGTCAAGCTGGGATTAGCGAACCAACTCGCGCAACGTCATCTCAGGACACAACGAGATCAGACACCGTAGCGCCGCCGTCCAGATCGGCTGGCGCAACCGCAACGGCTCGTTATTCCAAGAGAAATAGGCGAGACCGCCGTGTCTAAAAAATCCAGCGGCATCAACCCTGATCTCGAAAAGGCCGTCAGCGACCTCCTGAAAGCGGTCATGTTGGACGCGTCTGTAGACCTTGAAGTGAAGCTCAAGGTAATAGATCGTGCAATGAATTTGGAAAAGATTAAACAGAAAATGTCGGACGACGCCTATGGCTCTGGCTTTCTGACTGAGGATGATGTCTAATGCCAACGCAACAAACGTTGGGGACAAATCGTGGATGCTTCTGTTATAGCGCTCGTGCGCACGGCCTTGGCCGTCGTCACAGCTCGACTTCTGACCCTCATGGGTTTGTGGATGACTTTCGGTCTCGCTGCTTGGGCCATGTATGCTCCGTCGATGGAGCGCCTATACATCGCCGTAGGGTTTGCGGTGCTGGTCTATATCCCAAGCCTAACCAAAGAAACGCGTGGACCTAAGAAGGAGCCTGCCCGTGAAAGACCGCAACAACAAGAACAGTCCGAATGATGCAGTGCACCCCAATCTAGGGGCGCATTCCATTCCCACTCGTCCCCAGAAGCCCCGTGATGGCTATGGGTACGGTGGCGGCACCTTCACTCCTGGCAAGGCCCCTATGGGGGGCTTTCAGTCTGTCTGGAATTTCTCTGGTCGTCCTGACGACTACAAGAATTCTCCCGTCAGCAAGCCGGAGAAGGGTGGCGTCTAATGTCCATTAACTCTGCTTTTCAGGCGATGGGCAAGACCTACAAGGCCAACGCCACCACTAGCAGCCAGACGATTACGGTAACGGCGGACGCCCCTTGCACCAAGCTGTGCGTGGCGAACCATCAGCCTACGGGCTCTGGCGGCCAACCGGTGTATTTTCTGGTCAGCAGCAATGCTTCGGTAACGGTGTCTTTACCCGCAAACGCGTCTCCTACCTATTGCTTGGTTTCCGTGCCAGGCACGACCAAGGTCTATCAGATACCTGGGCAGGTCTCGGCTTCTTCTTCGATCTATATCGCCTTCATTGGCGAAGCCGCGTCTGAGTGCTACTTTACGCCTGGCGAAGGTCTGTAATGTCCGGCCCGTCTCTCAGCGTTGGTCGCGGTGAGAAGCAATCTGTGAAGGCTGGAGGCGGCCTCACCGAGAAGGGTCGTCGCAAGTACAACAAGGCCACCGGCTCAAAGCTGAAGGCCCCGACCAAAGACCCCAAGAGTGGCCGTCACAAAAGCTTCTGCGCCCGTTCAAAAAAGTGGAAGGGAGAGCGTGGTAAGGCGGCTCGTCGCAGATGGGGATGCCGTTAAATGGACCCGCTTACACTCCTGGCGCTTGCCAAAGGTAGCTACGAGGCTATCAAGGCGGGCATTGCCGTTGGCAAAGAGCTTCAGGGCATGGCAGGCGATCTTGGCTCAATGTTCGATAGCGTTGCCGCGATTACTCGTGCCGCTGCGGACCCCAAGGGAAATTTCGCCGCAGGAAAGTCCGCTCAACAGATAGCGATGGAGGCATACGCCGCCAAGGCTGAAGCTGACGCCATGATGGCAGACCTGAAGAACCATTTCATTGGCGAATTTGGCATTGCGGCTTGGGACCAGGTTGTCGCCGCGACGACCCAAATCAAAAAGGACCAGAAAGCTGCTGCTTTGGAAGCCCAGAAAGAACAGGAAGAGCTTATGCACACCGTCATGGTTTGGGGCTCTGCCATTCTTGCTACGTTTGTGGCTCTTGTCTGCATTGTCCTTGTCATCATTGGCATTGTCCACCACTAGGAGTTACGCCATGCAAATGAGCCCAGAAGGCATGAACGCCCTTCTCAAGAAGTTCGAGGGTTGCAAGCTGACGGCCTATCGTTGCCCGGCCAACGTTTGCACTATTGGCTACGGCCACACAACGGCTGCCGGAGCACCTGCGGTTCAAGATGGCATGAAGATCACTCAGCAACAGGCGGACGACATTCTGTCGCGCGATCTTCACCAGTACGAAGCCGCTGTGACGATGATGGTTCACCAACCTCTGACGCAGCACCAGTTCGACGTTCTCGTGGACTTTGCCTACAACGCTGGCATTGGAAATCTGAAATCTTCCACGCTTCTCAAGAAGGTGAACGCGGCAAAGTTCAGCGAAGTGCCCGCAGAGCTTCTAAAATGGACCAAGGGCGGCGGCAAAGTGCTTCCCGGTCTCGTGCGTCGTCGTCAGGCTGAAGGGGCTTGGTGGATCTCTGGAGAGCCTGCGGCAACATCCGTCCCCGTGGAGATACCGACAGAAGATGAACATGAACAGCGCACCGATCCCGATCCTGTACCTGTACGAACAATGGCGGACAGCAAACAAGGTAATGCGGCGCTGGTCACGGCTGGCCTCGGAAGCTTGGGTGTTGCAAAGGAAATCGCTGCTCAGGCTCAAGACGCGTCTGAAACGGCAAATCAGTTTGTTGCTCTACTCGGCAACCCCAATTTCCTTATCATGTCCGCCGTCGTTGGCTTGGCGGCGGCCATATGGTTTTTCCGTAAGAAACACATGGAAGAGCATAATGTTTAATCTGCTCTTCACCCCGCTAGGACGCTATCTGGCAATGGCATTCGTAGCCGTTGTCGTCTTGTCTGGCGTGTATTTCAAAATCAGGGCTGATGCTATCGCAGAGATCGAAGCAAAGGCCACTGCGGACGCTCTCAAGAGGGTTGAACATGCGATTACTGCTGGCGATGCTGCTGATGTTTCCCCTGATGGCCTGTTCAAATCTGACGGGCACAAGCGAGACTAATCAGACGGCGTGTTACGTCTGGAAGGACATCTCTTGGTCTTCAAAAGATACCCCCCAGACGATAACTGAGATCAAAGTGAACAACGCACGAAGAGACGGTTACTGCGGCCCCTCTTCAACCAAGTTTTCCTTGTCTATCGGCAACTGACCTTCGAACAGGTATGTGCCGACGTGTCCCGGCGTGAGCCAGGGCGCAGCCCATATCTTTCCGCCGATCTCCCGCCATTCCCGGCAGAAATGATAATCCTCGGACAGAAGGCGCTCTGTTCCCGGCTCAATGCTGAGAGAGAAGAAGTTGTAGATGCGCTCTTTGTCCTGGATCGAACCGGACAGATCAACCATGTCGTTCAGGTAGCTTTCGGTAGTTTCTTTAAGCTTTTCAAACACTTCTCGCTTGATCAGCATCATGCCCGTGCCGCCCGCCCATATTTCGAACGGCTCGTTCACGTTGACGGTTGCGGAACCTACATAGCCAGCCAGATTGATCACCCATGATCCCGTGTGGTGCTTCAGCTCCTCGGCGGGCGTGCCATCTTCAACGGCCTGCTTGATCATGGGCCAGTTGATTTCCTTCTTGGGGTATATCCCGCAGATCACGTCCTTATCAGCTTCCAGCATCCTGTAGACGCCATTTGCGTCAAACCGCAGATCGGCATCTATGAACAGGAGATGCGTACTGTCTGTCTTCAGAAATGCGTGGGCCAGGCTGTTGCGTGCGCGCTGGATCAGGCTCTCGTTGAAAACAAAAGACAACGCGGACTCAATCTTGTTCTGCATAAACACGTTTTGCATCTGTAAAATACATTGGGTGTAGAAACCCGTGCACATACCCCCGTACATGGGAGTGGCGACAAATACCTTGCGCTTCTCAGACATCATATTCTCCAGAGTTGGGCATCATGGGAGCCAATTTCTTGGCAAGTTCGGACATGGCCGCGTCTTCCGCAGCCTGATCCGCGTTGGCGGTGGCAAACTGATACGAGAACGCTTCGTAATTGATGTTGTCAGAATAGTGCTCGACGTTCAGGCGGTCATACTTCTTTCGAGCGTCCTTCAAGCACTTCAAGATCACCGTTATTTCGTATGGCGTCACGTCACGATCCAGAATGATCGACGCCAGTTTTGAAGTGCGTTCAAACATCTCTTGAACAGGCCCGTATTTGGTATCTCGATCACGCAATATGTTAATGGCGTTGGTAAGCACGTCTGTATGGTTCATCTCGTTAGTCCCCAGCTTATAGTCATCAGCACCATGCCGACGACAAACCAAAACGCAGCTACTTCGAACTCACTCAACTTTCCGCCTCCAGTGCTTTGCGGATTTTCTTCTCTACGATTTTCATATTCATATTTGCGCCACTTAAAGCGGCATCAGCCAAACGCAGAGCCTCCACCAACTTCTCGATGCGGCCATCAAGCACCCTTTTGTTTGAGAGATACCATTCAAGTTGCAGCTCTATGTTCTCTTCCAGCTTCTCAATGCGGTCGGCGGCTTCATCAACAATAGGATCATCGCCGCACATAACTCCTTTTCGAAGCCGCTTTACAAGATCATCAGTCATTAATCCCTCCCAAGTCCCATACCTCATGCGTTTCTTTCTTCAATTGCATCCAGTCGGCTCTGGATATGTATTGAGCCATATCCTCAAGGGCCGCCTCCAGCTTCTCAATCCGATTGGCGGCTTCTCTAGCGGCTTTGCGATCATCAGACACTGCGCCGACATATGCGCCTTCCCCAATTTGACGCAGCCGCTTCACAAGATCATCAGTCATCTCGGCCACTCCCCAACGTCTTTCAAAGCTTCCTTGGCGACCCATACACACGTTTCTATTTCGTGCTCCTCAAGTCCAACGATCTTGTAAAATGCATCGCACAGCCTCTCGTACTTGCCATGTAGCTCATCGTAATGAGCCCCCCAGCTTTTGTTGATAGCCTTCTCAGTACCAAGCTCAATCATCACCGCTTCCATGCGGTCCTCTGTCCACTTGCCCGCTACCTTGGGGTCTATCGTATCCATCATTCGTCCCCTTCATTGATACCATCACGGTTGTTGATCCTGCGGCGGCATATGTCTTGTTCACATAAAGATCGACAATCTGCATATCATCGCCGTACACCACGCCATTCATCGCGTCACACAACAACTTCACTACATTGTCCAGATCGGGCTTCGAAGTAGGAAATAGCTTTCCTTCCTCTATTCGTTTTCGCTTCTCCACCGTAAAACTTTTGGGTATTGCCACGCTTATGCTAAAAGTAGCCTCTAATGGGCCTATGAGCGGTGCAAGACCACGCATGGCGGTTGCCGCCAGCATCTTGATATACGCCTCTTGGTTGACCGTCTGCGGGGGCGTATAGACCCGTCCTGTGCGAGCGAAACGGGGGCGTTGCTTCCCCCGTGCCGTTCCTGGAATGACGAAAACGATGGTACTCAAAATGGGATCGTTTCGTCTTCATTGACCGGTTTCGGCCATTGTTTGTCTGTGTTCGCGGAATAGTTGTCCACGGCGAGCGAGACAAGATGGTTTTTAGGGGTCTTCTTTCTCCAGCCAGAAATCTTCACTTCTGAGCCCTTCGAGTAGTCCCTGTCGAGAATGAGCTTTCCCTTATAATCGGGCGCTTTCTCGTGTTTCTTATCTTCGTTGAAAAACAGAACGCCTGAACCGTCCTTATTTTTGTAATCAGCCATTTTCCACCTCGCTTTCTTCCTCGCCAAACAGCCTGGCGATGGTTTCCGTGTTGAATTCCTTCAGATAGTGCAGCTTCTCGGCTTTTTCAGCTTCCGGCACTTTTTTGGCGTTTCTGATCTTCTCCAAAAGGTCCAAATAAGTGTCTTTCCACTCTTCTTCGCCAGCGCACCATTTGTAGACCTTCACAGACCCGTCCGCGTCAGGAACATACAAGGCAATTCCTTCCTTCGCTGGCTCGGCCTCCAGAACCTCAATTCTGGGCGCCTGTTGCGAGGGTTGGAAGTCCATCACCTCCTCAGGGGTGTACTCTCCCGTGAGAACTCCAGGGTACACAGTACGAATTCCCTCGGAGATCACACGGGCACGCAACATGGCACGCGGGTAGTTCTTCCAGTTGTCTTTTCCAGCAAGACCGATTTCGCGGGCCTGCTTTAATGTCCAAGACAACGTGAGAGAACCGCCTTGGGGATGGGAAAACTCGGCTTTTACCTCGTCATCCGCATATTTCAGCCAGTGAACCGTTCCTCCGGCTTGTTGGAAGCGGGCGAGCATTGCGTCCGCACGAAGGGCTGGTCTTCCTTGAATGATATGGTAGTCACGCGCAACGGACCCCGGGTGGCGTCCCTCTGCCTGCGCCACGGCCATGAGGGCCAACACCTGATCAGCACTCTTAAGGCCAAAGAGGTTACTTTTTGCGATAGCATTTGCCATACGCTCCTGATCTGTCCACGGAACCATCATGTTGCTCATTGTAGCCTCACTTTACGAGAAACCGGCGCGAACCGGCTGTTTCTTTTTCATACTCAGCGTAAAGGCCAGGATGGTTCTCTTTGAACGCCTTCGCGTCAAAACGCTTTGAGCCTTTCGCTGATTTCCATGTAGCCAGCGTCTCACCGGCAACATTCATCAGCGTGCCGCTCTCGCCCATGCACTTTTGCAGCACAAAAGTCGCCTTATCTTCGTATTCTTCAAGCTGCTTAATTTGGTTCTTCACATGACGCAGCTCTTTCGCGACGGCCTCAACGGTGGCGTCTGCGGTGACATAGCCCTCCATGCTCCTGGGGAAGCGTATGGCGGCTTCTTCTGAGTTGGTAGGCTCTGGGAGCAGGCGAGAATTCACATAACCCCACCACTGCGCCGCGCGCTGGATGAAAGCCTCTTTCTCGGCGGGCGAGAATTCCAACTTGTAATGGCGAAACTGTTGACCTCCGAACAGAACCGCGAAATAGACGTGCGGCACGTCCCGAACAACGGCCTCGTGCAAGCACTGGATGTAGTCGGCCTCTGGGATGCGGATCGGCTCGTCCATCTCGGAGTATTTGTTGATGGTGGCGATGTTAAAGTTCTTCACTTCCAGAAGACCGCCATCTTCCGTCACGAAGTCAAAGTGAGCCCGTAGCCACGGCTGGGTGCGATGCGTGCCTGCGTCGGCCAATGGGCTTGTGCTGATCTTCGTCACGTCGGTGAAAATGTCGGCAATCGCGGGTTGCATCATCAAGCCCATGCGAACCGCCTCAACGCCCGAAAGGTCGGGACGCTCAATCTCGCCCCACTTCTCCCGTAGAACCTCGTAAAGCCCACCAGATACCGCCCTGCGTGAGTCGGTCGCCCACCAGGCTGATGCCCGTTCCTCTTTGCTAAATCCGTCCATGTTTGTCCCCGTGTGTCTGATGCGACAAGCCCACATAAGGGCCATTATTATCGCTTGTCAATAGACTTGCGTTATGGTTTAACAATTTATTGTCAACCAAAAGGGGACCAGCATGAAAAGACGCGTTTACATACTCAGTGACGAAATGGCCCAAGCCATCGAAGATTTTCGCTTCAACGAGCGCTTCAAAAGCGAGACAGAAGCTGTAAAATACCTAATCGCGAAGGGTTTAGATACATGCGTCAACCTGCCGCAGCCAGAAGAAAAAACTGAGGAAGTTCAACATGTTGAGTGATTACGAGCGCGAGTTATCCACACATTATGCACAGGTAAGAAAAAGATTAAGGGGGGAGCCGCCAAAGCGGATTATGGCGATCCCTCCGCGGTCTGAACCTGAGCCCGAGCCGGTTGTGGAGCCAGAACCTGAACAAATTTTTGATTTTGTCTTGTACGTGAACAAAGCGCCTTTGGTGCGAACGTTGGTTTATTCCAAGCGCGATTTCGTGGTCATAGAGAACGAGCAGCCTCAAGCTCCTGTTCCTCGCAAGTCTTTCACGGACGTTTTGAAAGATGTTTCACGGGAAACAGGCGTTCCTGCCAAAATGATACTTGGAACGCGGCGCCAGAGGTACATTATGGAAGCCAGACGCTATTTTTGGCACCGGGTCGCGTGCGAATGTCCGCATTTGAGCATCGCGGATATTGGCCGCCGGTCGGGGTACGATCACACGAGCGTGCTGCATGGGCTGAAGCGTTACGCGGAGCTGAATGGCTTGCCATATGCGCGGGGAAGCGTAGAGTAAAAAAGAAGGCCCGCGAGATGGGGATCAGCGGGCCTTCGAAACAACGTCACGGCCAGGTGCACGTTGGGAGGAACCCCACCTATATACAGGGGGTCTTCCTTACGTGCAACCCAATCTATTGAGGTTTGCACTATGACACTCTCAGAACTCACCAAACAACTTGAAGCCGCCGGAGCCACACTCGAAATCGTGCGCCTGGTCCTGACCTATTTGGACGAAAAACAATCGCTAATAGACCAGCGGCGGGCCAATGATCGGGAAAGAAAGATCAGGCAAAGAGCGAAGAAAACAAGCGGTCACGTGACAGTCACGGGACGTGTCACGGGACATTCCGTGGACCCCTCTCCCCCTGATGGTTTCCCCCCTTCGCCCTATAGTACTATAAATAACCCCCCTTCCTTAACCCCCTCACCCGTGAAGCGCGCACAGCGCGCCGCTCGTCTTTCCGAGGATTGGTTTCCCAAAGAATTCGAGGAAGAAAAG